CGCTTCAGCCTCAACATCTTGATCAACAGCAGAGACGAGGTATATAACGTCATTCAACAACTAACAAGCGTCTTCCGTGGCATTGCTTATTACGGAGCAGGTTCTCTTGTACTGAGGCAAGACAAGCCTACTGATGCCCAGTATTTGCTTGGCCCTGCAAACGTTATTGATGGTGTGTTTGCTTATTCAGGTACAGCAGAAAAGACAAGGCACACTTGCGCAACTGTTGGCTGGCAAAGCTACGAAAACAATGGCGAGGTCGAGTATGAATACGTTGAAGACGCTGAGGCAGTAGCCAAGTACGGGATTATTAACAAGGACATCCGTGCTCTTGGTTGTTACTCACAAGGACAAGCGCACAGACTTGGCAAGTGGACACTTCTTAGCGAAAGAAACATCACTGAGAGCTGCTCCTTCTCAGTTGGTATTGACAGCGGAATTGTTTTAACGCCAGGCATGGTGGTTGACATTGCCGATCCATTGCGTGGAGGAACAAGGCGCAGTGGTCGAGTGAGTTCTGCAACGACAACTGTCATCACAGTCGACAGTGACACCAACCTGTCAGTCAATCTTGCGGCGAGTCCAACTATTTCGGTGATGATGCCGACTGGCTTGGTTGAGACAAAGACGATCAGCAGCATTTCAGGGACTGCGATCACTGTTTCAGAAGCTTTTAGCGAGGCACCAAATGCTGCTGCCGTCTGGTTGATTCAGACCAGCGATATTCAGTCACAGCAGTTCCGTGTTGTTTCTGTTGCTGACAACAACGACGGCACTGTCGGTGTTACTGCTCTTGCCTACAACGAGTCGATTTACAACGCCGTTGAGCAAGATGTTTCGCTCACTCCACGCGACATTACAAATCTTTCAGGCATTCCTGCAGCGCCAGAGGGCTTGAGCGGCACCGAGTTTCTCTATCAAGAAGGTCAAACGGTTCACACAGGTTTCGATCTGAGCTGGAGCCACAGTCGCCTCAACGTTAATGAGTTTGAGGTCAAATACAGGCTTGATGATGACAACTTTGAACAAGTAACTACTGCTGCACCGTCTATCACCTTGCGTGCTTTGCGTGCAGGCACTTTGACGGTGCAAATCATCGCCAAGAATTACCTTGGCAAGCAGAGCGCAACTGCAACAGCAACATTCACGCTTATCGGCAAAACGCAAGTTCCAGGCGATGTTCAGAACCTGTCAATTGAACCGATCAGCGCCAACAGTGCTCGCCTGCGTTGGGATCAGACCGTTGATCTTGACGTGAAGGTGAATGGCCTTGTTCACATTAAGCACAGCAACTTAACTGACGGGACAGCGACTTGGCCTAATTCTGTTGACCTGATTGAAGCAGTTGCTGGCAACTCGACTGAAGCCATTGTCCCGCTAGTCGCTGGTGAAATATTCGCCAAGTTTGAGGACGACCTGGGCAACAAAAGCACGAACGCAACCAGCGTAATCATGCAGTTCCCAGACACTCTGGGGCGACTTGCGGTTGAAACCCGAAGAGAGGACTTAGATAGCCCACCTTTCCAAGGGACAAGAACTGACTGCACTTACATCGAAGACCTAGACGCATTGGTCATTGATAGTGATGAAGACTTGGATGATGCGACCGATTTTGATGAAATCGATGATTTTGATTTTATGGGCGACATTCTTAGCTCTGCGGAGTATCAGTTTGCTAATGCGCTTGATCTAGGCGCACGATTCTCGCTGGATATTCAGCGTCGTTTTGTTACCAGGGCTTTCTTTCCAAATGATCTAATAGACTCACGCACAGCAAATGTTGATGATTGGAGCGATTTCGACGGCACAGACGCTGACGCAGTGAATGCCAAGCTGTATTTCAGAAGCACCAATGACGATCCATCAGGCTCTCCGACCTACGGCGCCTGGCAGGAGTTCATTTCTGGAACGTTTGAGGCCAGGGCGTTCCAGTTCAAAGCAGAGCTAACCAGCTCCGACACGGGTCAAAACATTTTGGTTGATGAGCTGGGTTACGAGGCAACGTTCCAGCGCAGGCAAGAAAATAGCAACGGCACTATCGCTTCAGGCACCAGCACTAAGAGCGTGACCTTCGACAAGGCGTTCTTCACGGGAACAGCATCGCTTGGAGGAACGAACGCTTATCTGCCGAGCGTTGCAGTCACGGTTCAAAATCTTGGCAACGGTGAACGCCTGAACGTCAGCAATGTCAGTGCTACTGGTTTTGACGTGGACATCTTGAATAGCAGTGATGCCAACGTTGACAGGAACTTCACCTATGCGGCTGTGGGCTATGGCAAGGCGGTTTAACATACAAGCAATGTTGTCCAAAACAGGCTGAGGCATGGCAACCCACGACTATGTAATTGCAAACGGCACGGGTGCGGCTGTCCGTTCTGATTTGAATAACGCCCTTGCGGCAATCGTCAGCAACAACAGCGGCAGTTCTGAGCCTGGGACGACTTACGCATATCAATGGTGGGCAGACACTAACGCCAACGTCCTGAAGATCAGGAATAGTGCTAACGACGCATGGATCACGCTGCGAGAGCTTGACGGCACGATGCTGATTGAGGACGGCACCAATTCTGCTCCTGGCCTTGCATTTGCTGACGACACCAACACGGGCATCTACAGCCCTGCTGCTGATCAAATCGGCTTTGTTACGGCTGGTGTTCAGCGTTTAGTTATTGAAACTGGTGAAGTTGTATTCAACGACCCCAGCAATGATGTTGACTTCCGCGTGGAGTCAAACGGCAACACTCACATGCTGTTTGTCGATGGTGGAAATGATACTGTCAGCATCGGAACTTCGACAGCTAGTAACAAACTGCGTGTTCACCAAGGTTCTGACACTCCAAACGTTGTCATAGTGACTGGTGCAGATGAAACCAGTGAATTCATAGCCTTAGGTGTTGATAGTGGTGTTCCTGCTGTTACTGCTGGTGGTGTTGGCGACACTTCTGCTCAACTTGCATTTAGAGTTTCAGATTCTGGGACTGAAAGCGAGGCGGCACGCATTGATGCAAGTGGCAGGCTCTTCGTTGGGACGACTAATGTTATTGGGGGAGGCACCAATGCACTGCTTCAACTCAAACATGCCGATGGCGCACAGATAATCCTTGCCAGAGACGATTCAACACTCCTAGTTAATGAAGACATTGGTGCGATTCGTTTTTACGGAAACGATGGCGGTAGTTATCAAGAATGCGCCAGAATTGCTGCCGAAGCTGATGGTAGCCACGCTAATAATGACAAACCTACAGCTCTGAGGTTTTACACCACAGCGGACGATGCAAGCAGCCCGACGGAAAGACTCAGAATTAGTGCAAATGGAGCCATAGGTATCGGTACCACGTCAAACAGCAACAAGCTGCGTATTCACGAAGGCGCTGACAGTCCAAACGTTGTCATAGTGACTGGTGCCGATGAAAGCAGTGAATTTTTATCTTTAGGTATTGATAGCGGTGTTCCTTCCGTTACTGCTGGCGGCGTTAGCAGCACTTCTGCTCAACTTAAATTTAGAACTGCAGATAATGGAACTGAATACGAGGCAGCACGCTTTGACAAAGATGGGCGGTTGTTGATTGGAACGACATCTGCGCTTTTATCAAGTGCTTGGCAAAAGCTGCAGCTAGTTCATGCAAACGCTGGAGCGGTAATAGTTATTGGCAGAAATGATACTTCCGTATCGGCTGGTAATACTCTTGGCGCGATCGATTTTGTAGGGAACGACAGCAACGGCACTTATCAACAGTGTGCAAAAATTGCAGCGGTTGCAGACGGAACGCATCAAAACGATGACAAGTCAACTCGCTTAGTTTTTTCGACTACTGAGGGAGGCGATGGCAGTTCGACCGAGCGGATGCGGCTCACAAACTATGGCACGCTCAGAGTTTCAACCAATACTTCAGACAGTGAAATTTACGCTACTAGCAGCAAAACTCATGGGATACATAACGACGACGGCAGCAATGCTGCTCTATATCTTGAGCACAGCCACGATTCAACTCCATTTGGAATGGTAATAGATTTTACCGACGCTGCGCCAGACAATAATTCTTCGTATTTTATTACTTGTCAAGATAGCTCAACTCAACGTCTTCGGGTTTGGTCTGACGGTGATCTTGATAACCACGACAACAGCTACGGTTCAATCTCTGACGTAAAGCTCAAGCAAGACATTGTTGACGCTGGATCACAATGGGAGGACCTGAAAGATCTGCGTGTTCGTAAATTCAAGTTTAAGTCCGATGTCGCCGCTTATGGCGACGAGGCTAAAACTTTGATTGGCCTTGTTGCACAAGAAGCAGAGACTGTTTCCCCTGGTCTTGTAAAAAACAATCCTGACCTAGACGAAGACGGGAATGAACTTGGGACGGTCACAAAGTCTGTTCGATATTCTGTCCTGTACATGAAAGCTATCAAGGCTTTGCAAGAAGCGATGGATCGCATTGAAACCCTAGAAGCCAAAGTTGCAGCCCTTGAGGCTGGCTAAGTAAACTTCCTCTGACTTCACTTCATCATGGCTAACACCTACGTCTGGAAAATTGCTGACCTCAACAGAGATCTGTCGGATGGTTTTGCTCACACGGCTCACTACACCGTGACCGCAATCAGCGATCAGGTTGACTCTGAGGGCAACGCCTACAACTCAGGGGCATACGGCAGCATTGGCCTGGATCGTCCTAGCACTTTGGCTGATTTTGAGGATCTGACTGAAGCTGACATTGTGGCTGCTGTGCAGGCCAAACTCGGTGGCGCTGAAAAGGTCACTGAGATTCAGGATGCACTAGCTGCACGCATCGTTGAGCAGATCACGCCGACTCAGGCATCTGGCAAACCTTCTGGCTGGTGATCTAATGCAACGCCCTGATCCAATGATTCCCTGCAAGCCAGGGGCAGAAGATGTTGTGGCTATGAGCAATCGAGTCGCATGGCTTAATTGCCTGTATCTGCATGATGAAAGGGACAAGCGAGAGCATCCCTTGCACGGCAAGTACACAGGTCTTGCCAAGAAATATCAGCAGTTCATTGGCTGATGGCGAAACCTAAGTCTTTCACTGTCACCAATTTCATTGAGGGCAAACCTAAAAGAACTCGTCAGGGTTCAGG